ATTTGTCATTACTTGAACTGCATCTGTTTCTTTCCAATCGTCATAATGTAATAGGTTCATTGATGATAAACAACATACAAATGATTCTTCTTTATTCGTCGATAAACAAATTTCAGAGCATAGATTAGACGCGTAAATTTTACCACTTTCTTTTGGTTTATTCTTGTTCACAGTGTCGCTAAACATGATATAAGGATAACCACTTTCATATCGTTTTTGAATTACTTTACCCCAAATCTTACGCTTTTCTTTGTCGCCATCAAGCATTTCTTTCATAAAGCTATCAGGCACTGTAACACCGATTGACATGTTTTGAATAGGATGACCGTCACCACGTATTTGAAGAAACTCGAGAATATCAGGATGATCAATTGGCATATAACCTGCAAATGAACCACGGCGTACGTTTGACTGAGAAACAACGTTCGTCATAGTTTCATATAGCTCCATAAAATGAACAGGTCCGTTTGAATTACCACCTGCAGAAATTTCAGATCCTCGACTACGCAGTGATCCAAAGTATGCTGATGTTCCTCCACCCATCTTAGTCATCATGCCAACCTCGGCCTGTTTACCTAAAATAGATTCCATCGTATCGTCGATGTATGATCCAAAGCAAGAAATGGGTAAGCCACGTTTAAGCCCATAGTTTGCCCAGATAGGAGAGGCCAGTGAATACCAACCCTTTTTCATATAGTCTTCAAACTTATCGGCGAAACCATCTTCACCTAAAGTTCTTTGCGCTTTTAACGCTATTTGTCTTATGCGTTTTTCGGGCGTAACACCTTCTGTTAAGTATCCTCGCTCAAGAAATAAGCGCGAGTCTTTATTCAACCAATAATAATCTTCCATAATATATCTATACCTTTAAAATAGGTCGTCTTCGTCGTATGATTTGTCTTTCTTCGAATATTCTGTGGGACGTTTAAAGAAGAAGTCTGTAGCAGTATTGCCTAACACATCTTCATCAAACCATTCCGTTTTTTCAAGTAATTCTTTATCAATGTCATCAAACACAGGTTCAATACCAATTTGCTCAAGCGATTGATTTAAACGATTTTTAATAAAGTTATGCATAATTGGAGAACTTAAGTTTTCTGATACATAACCATTTACCGACCACTCAATAATTTTTGCTTCTGCTTTAAATGCTTCAACGCATTCTTCGCGGATACGATTGATAAGTTCATCGTCGAAAAGTTCAGGATGTTCTTCACGTATAACGTTAACAAGCTTAATACCAACCATAGCATGAATCATTTCTTCTTTTGATGTATACGCTACTTGTTGCGCAACATCTTTTAATTGATTCTTAAACCGGTTAAAATAGTTAATAGTATAAAATTGAGAAAATAAGGAAACGTTTTCAACGTATAAGGTAAACAAGATAAGTGAATACACATATTGTTTTTTCGAATCCTTATAGTACTTATGTAAATATTTGCGTAAATACTTTACACGATTTTGAATGATAGGCAGTTGAAGGTTCGATTCAAAGACATCTTCCATGTCAAGAATATCAATTAAACGTTCATAAGCGTTATTATGAATTACTTCTACGTTTGCCATCACATACCCAAGATCGGTAATTGATGGGTGTGGTAAATTTTGGCCTACATTGGCCCAAAATGTTTTAACCGCAACTTCAATTTGTGCGATTGCTGATAAACAACGCGTTACCATTTCGCGTTCTTCTTCGGTCATATGTACTTTAAAGTCTTGGACATCAGACTGGAAGTTAAATTCCTTATCTGTCCAAAATCCGTTATGCATTGCTTGGATGAAATCTTCTGTCCAAGGATAATTATCTGGTTTTCTTGATATTTGTTCTACGAAAATTGACATGGCTTCTTTCTGTTTGTTAAGGATTAATTATACTATATGATTACAACTTTGTACACAGCAAATATCATTCATTTGCTGCCTTTGGTCGTATTGCCCTTAACGCGCCGGTCTTTTCATTTCGTAAATAAATAGTTGCATCTTTATTTTTGCGATGAAAATCAAAAATTGATTTTTCAACATCGTCTTGTAAATTAAGATATTTGCTCCATCTTTCAAATTTGGTACGTCCTGTATTGAAGCGATTAAAAGTCTCATCTGAAATAGTTACTTCGAGATGTTTCTTTTTTTTCTTTGCTCCAAGAGGACGATCGGCAATCGCTACTGCGGCAGTAGTGGTTGTATCGTTTATCATCTAATAATATCCTCCTGTGTGATATAGATTGTTTGTTGAGTTTTTATGTGTTTTGCTTTAAACACCGAATGACCAAGTATTGAATCATACGGCGCCGATTCCATGATTTCAACCCAAGAGCTTTTCTTTGCGAGTAATTCTCCTGTCTTGGGTAATGCTATATCACGTGTGAGAGCATATTTTCCGGTTTCTATTTCTCCATCTTCAGTCAAATACCATTCATTGAGTTCTGGTTTATAATCACTAAAATCTACACCAGATGTTTCCCGAATGACCTTTAATAGTTTTTTGTCGCTAATGCCAGTATGCTCTTTAATTAAGAAAAGAGCAGCTGCATAGGAGGCAAGGGTCGACTTACCAAGTGGGAGCTTATTTATCAAGCGCTTGATATTATAGACTAATTTATGGAATGTATTGTACGCACCTTTTTCTTCAGATGTCTGTGGTTTCTTAAGCTTTTTGCCGTTTTTATCTACGATGCCTAATTTAAACGCGTTGGTGTTTTCCCACTTCGTGGTTAACAAACGTAAAAAACGAATTGCGTAGAAAAAATCTGCTCCTCTTAATAATCCCATTATAAATCTTTTAGTTTTGTTGCTATACTTAAATCAATATTTATATTTTTATGTAAGTTCTCAGGCAAATAATTTAAATAAAGTAAAAATGTTTTTAACGCCGGCCAAAGATCTATATCTACTCTATAAAATATCATTCTATTGGCCGCTGGTATTTCAAATACATTATATATTGTTATAATGTGATTTAAAACAAGACGTTCTTGAATTTTGCCAGTATCTCGGTATCGCCTGAGTAATCTTACTACGTATTTAAATTTTGCCACATCATCATAAAAATCTTGCGGATCTAAACACGCAGGATTTCTATAGTGTTTTGCGGCATATAATTCAAAGTTAGCATTATTTAGTTCATCAAATAATTTCATTATAAAATTATTTATATAATGCTACTCTGACTGAGCTGACTGTTGTCCTAAAATATATAAGTGAAAATTAGCAGTATCTTTCTTATAAGGATTTTTACCTTTACCCTTTGCTTTATAGCCAGCCTTATACGCTTCAGAATCTTCAACCTGCTTAGCAAGTTTAGCATTTATGAAAATCTTTGAAAGAATGGCATCTACATCGCGTTTAGTTGCCTTAGTATCTCCACCTAATACAAACTTACGTGGATCGATTGCTTCTTCGATTTCAACAGAATCTCTAAGAACAAACTTAACTTCTTTTGCGCCCCTAAAGAAATCCCTTAGCTTATCATCGTTTGGAAAAACGATTTCATCCTTTTCAATTTGTTGAATTTCTCCTTTATACTTTGGAAACTTTTTCTCTACTTGTTTAATGAATGCTCTAATCATTCTTGGATTATGAACAATCGCTCTGTTTTCTTCTAACTCTTCAGTTTTTTTTTCTACTTCTTCCTTTTTCCCAAGGATCTTTTCTGCGGCGTCTTTTTCGATTTCTACCGGATAAGTCTTACCTTTAAATTCAAATTCATTTTCGCCAGCAAGCTTTGCTTTAGCAGCAGCTTTTGTAAATTCGTTGCCTTCTTCGACTTCGTCTTTTTCTTCAACCTGCTTTTCTTTTTCAGGATCTTCTTTATCGTCAATTGCGTGCAAATCAATAAAATCGTCTTGATTTTTTCCGCCACGAGTTGGTTTATAGTCTTTTAAGCTTTCTTTCTTGCTAATAACTTTTTTGGCTGCTTCAGCTATAGCTTGTGTAAGTTCATCTTGAATATTCATAATAGTTGTTCCTTGTTGTTTTATTTATATAATTAAGTGGCTTAAGAGAAGCTAGATGAGCCTTTTTCTTTTTGTTTTTTAAGTCTTTCAAGCTCATCTTTTTTAATCTTTGGAATAAGTTTTTTTGCAATTTTTTTAATGACAGCCTTTTTCTTTTCAACCCTTTTGTCTAGAGAAATTTTTTGAGCAAAACCTAAAGAGTTGTAGTCAACATCTTTTAAAAGTTTTTTACGAATAATATCGCGCGCTTGTTTTTCAGCACGTGCTTTAATTTTTTCTGGATTTGCTTTACGCTTCATTGTAATTTTGCGTTTCATTGCCATACGAGGAGCAAGACGTTTCATTAGTCTACTACGCTGCATACGTTGCTTTGGCGTCAATGGCTTTTCAATAAGATATTCTATAAACGTTATCATAATGAAGTAGGCCCCCAAAATACCATTGCAACTCCTCCAGTAATTAATGCAGTTAACGCAATCCAGAATATTTTATTTAATACTCCTACTGCACCTTCTACATCATGTACCTTTGTCTCAACTAAACGTAACCTATCGTCAAGATCTTGAAGCTTACGGTGTTGTTCTATATTTAATTGTTCAAGACCAGATAGTTTTTCTTCTGCCCTCGCAATAGAAACAACTGCATCCGCAAGTTTGTCAATTTTCTCTTCAATGCGGTCTAGTCTTGTTGATTCTCCTTTATTCATTGTCATTTTTAATTTTGCGATTTTTCTTGCCATTCAAGGGATGTTTTATCACTTGTAATCGGTCCACCCTTAGCCCATGTGTGGCATGATCTTGCAGAGTGGCATTTAAAATTATGCATCCAACAATATCCTAATACTCCATCTTTATCAGATGTTTTTCCTGGCATACAATCTTTCATACGAGGAGATACATCAAAGGCTACACAGTTTTCACATAGTGATTTCTTTGCAGCCTCTTCTGTTGTTTTCCAATACTTAGCAATGTCTTTCCAATAACTACCTGGTTCATCAACGTTTAATGGTCCATAGTTAAAATTCTTAATTGTAGCATCACGGTTTTTAGTATTGACTTCTAAATCTTGTGTAGCGGTTGGACAGGATTTTTCTTCCTTAAGCCTTTTCATTAAATCGGCTATTTTTGCAAGAGTTTCTTTATCCTTTTTATTAATGCTTTTATTCTTACGATCTTTTTCAATTGCCTTTAAAGTACGTGCGTAGTTTAAGGTTGATTCTCCTAGTACAGCATCGACGCTATCACTTGGAACTAGTGAGGGATTGCCTTTCATTTGTTTAATCCCTTTCTTAATCGCTTCGGCAGAGTTGCGCGCTTTTACATCAACCGTTTGTCCTTTAAAGAGCTTACCAGCTTTCTTAGTAATAGTAACTGTCCAAAACTTAACTGCTTCTTCAAGTTCAATGGATTCAGATTTACGAGCTTTAGCTGCTAAATCTTTATCTGCGCCACCCCAAGTGCCTTTACTCTTTGTGATAAATGAATTAACCCGAGCATATGCCCATTGATGAGGTGTTGCACCTGGTCTATGGCCTGTTTTCCATGCGGCCATTCCACGATTAAACACCTGTTTTAAAATTCCATAAGGTATGCCTGATTTTTCTGACTTTTTCTTCAACCCAGCAAGTTGCTTTTCGTTAATCATTTCATTCATCCAATCAGAACCTGCACCCATGTATTTGTTATTAATTGGATCCCACTCTATTTCAGCAATTGTTTTATCTTCAGCGTATAAATTGTATCCTCTTACATCTTCGGTATCTTGTAACTTTTTAATAAATTTTTCTGCAGATGTTTGGTTCTTAAAAGACTTTTTCATTTTTTTACCATTCCACAATTCAACCTGTGCAATTACTTTTAAAGTTTTTTCGTATAAAGCATACGCCTCTTTAATAGCAGATGGTTTAGTAAAATCTACGTCTTCATAAATAAAATCTTCGTCAAATTCGCTTAAGACTATTTGACACTGCTTTATTAATCTTTCTTTTTTAATCATATTTCCCATCAAATTATAATTCTATTTATACGTTTTCTATCCTCCAAACTCGTGTCCTGCAACTCTTTTCATTTGTTTTACAAATTCTTTGTAGTCTGGTTTTTTCTTATAGAGTTTAATTGATATTTCATTGCGTTCTTTCCCTTTAATACGCCATTTGAAACCCTTTTCTAAATGTTCAGGCTTAGTCGTTTTTACAACTCTACGTTTAAACCCGTCTTCCCACTTTTCACCTTTATACTTACCTTCACCTTCTTCTACTTGGCCGGGTGTATCTTTTTTATATTTTTTAGCAAGTTTATCTGTTCCAATATCTAAAGCTTCATTTTTAGATTTAGTAATAGCTTTTAATTTTTCTAAATGTGCTGACCAAATTTTATATGCCGCTTTGATGTTCTTTTTCTTTTCAGGATCTTTAGTTCTACCAATTGCAACCTTTGCTCTTTGTTGCATAACTAAAGTTGCTTGAACTTTATGCGCGTGCGTTCTATCTGATTTAGTAATTATTCCAATGCCTTTATTTGCGGTTTCAGCATCTTTAAACCCTAATCCTTTAATAGTATCTTTTGGATCTTCATCAGTGTATAAATCTGAGTGTGATGATGAACCTGTGTGCTGACCTTTTTTGCGAGGTGTTCTTTTATCAGCCTCTACAAATTCGCCAAACTTTTTACGATAAGCAATTGTATGTTTCGAAAGTTTTGTTTTTGCTCTTGCATCACCAGGCGCGGGCTTATACGCATTTGGATCGTCATCATCTAATTTAGCTTGTTTATTGAACTGTGCTTGGCGTTTAGCTTTAGTTGACTTGGATAAACCTTTACCATAAGCCTTATTCAATTTTTCTGTCAAAGTTTGAATAAAATACTTGTCACCTTCTTCATCTATAATAAAATTAGATTTACGTTCTTTAATAACTATTGGCACTTCACCAACGTATGCAGTATCACCTACATTAAAAATTTCACCGGCAATATAGCGTTCACGCTTTTCTGAAAGAGATGGTAGCTCAATATGTTCTCGGAAATTACTTTTCTCCTTTAGACCCATTCTTTTACGAAGTAAATTGAACAATGTCATACCTTTACCATAACCTTTTGGTATACCCATCATAAATGATTTGAAGTCTCCATCTATTGCGGCTTGTCTCATTTTAGACGCACTCATGCCAGTTACACCTTCAGCATCGGGATCACGTTCACCAGCAGATACTACATCGATACCATCTTTAAAATTGTAGAAACCATGCCGCCCTTTAGCACCATTGTAGGTTGTAAGTAATTTTTGGAATTCTTTTATGCGATCTGAGCCGACTACCATAGTGATTTTAGTAAATCCTTGATCATGCAAAATAGATGCAATATGCAATGCGGTCTTAGCATTTTTATCTTCAACAATGTTTCGGCCGTGATTAGGAAACATTTTACGCATCACTTTAATCTTTTCTTTATATTCTAAAGGATTCTTTTTAGGATCACTGGATTGAGATGCATAGATACGATAGTCATTGCCAATTGCTGCAGCTGCGACTTTTGCCAACAGTTTACCATGACCAATAGTGGGTGGATTAAAGCGACCAAAAGTAAAGACTACCTCTCGCTTTTTCTCTTCATTAAACTGTTTAAATGATTTCATTATTTTCTTTTCGCCAACGTAATCTTGCGTTTATAAGGACCGCTTGCCATTTTCTCTTCTACTTGCACAAGCGTACGAATCTTTGCTTGTAAAGGAGATTCTAAATCGCTTTTAGTAATTTTTCCAATTACGCTATAAAGTCCTTTATAATTACCTCTCTTTGCGAGCTTTTCTAAATCTTTAAGTTGACGTTCTACTTCCTTTTTAAGACTTTGATATGTGTATTTAGCTAATCCAACTACAACAACTGCGGGATCTTCAGGGTTTGAAATTGTCTGAGGGTCAGACATATCAATATAGCCAGAAACTTCTGCTTTAGTTCTAGCTTCTTTTAATACGCTTATTGCTCGGTTTAACGTTCCCATCCTTTTATTACATCCTTTGAAAAATTGTTCATTGAAAATTCCATTCGATCAACTAATTTGACTGCGCCTCCTTGATTATCAATGGCAACAAATCCCTCAGAACCAGTAACTTTAAATCCATTACGAGTTCTAACGAATGTATCAATTTGTTTGACCTTATCAAGTTTATTTATAATAATTAATTTAGCATCAACTATTGCATTCATAAGCTGAAACATTAAGTCAAGGTTTTTCTTATTTTCTTTTGAGAAAAATTTCATTTCTTCTTCTTGCTTTTTTAACACCGCAAGTTTACCTTTCTCACTTTTACGCTTTTCGTATTCTTTCTTATACTTTTCATTAAACCATTTTATTAAATCTTGTACATGTTTAGAAGTACTTGAAATACGCTCACCTTTGCGAACAAGCGTGTTATTGAAAGTTTCAATTTTGACTGAAAGATCTAAGTTGTTTTCAAGTTCAGTTAATGTCGTAGATTTAATTTTTTGAAATATTTTCCCTGCTTTTGAAAGCGCTTCAGTTACTTCATCGGTATCAACTTTTGTCAAGGTTGCAGTTCCAGAAACGTCTTTGTATTCAGCATCTTGATACCAAACGGTGGGCTTTTGTTTTAAGCCTTTAAGGTTTACACCAAAGGATGCTTTCATTGATGCAAAATCTTTACCTTTGTAAGTAGTATGCCACACTACGCCAAGATTTGCTTTTACTATTGTCTTTGCTAAATTTGATTTAGCAGGAACTGCGTAAACAATCGTATTAGGTTGAAACGTAATCATTTTTTCGCCGTCGATGGATTCGCTATTTAAGTCACCTTTAGTAAACATTATATCGCCTTGAATCACATCTTTAATTCCAAGATCTTTTAATTCGTTAAATGCTATAACTAACTTTTCTGCAAGATCACCAGATGTGTCTGCGCGGACCTCAGCTTCGGACTTATACACTTTGGGATCTTTATTGAAAATGCCTTTTTTTGCAACAAAGAATTGCCCATCGCTAGGATCAATACCAGCAAAAACTGCAGGAGCGCCATCCCATTTAACTGTAACATTTGTAGATGAATTAGTATTTCCTGCAAGCATATCTCTTAATGAACGTAGTGCAAATATTGCTTCTCTTGCTCCTTTCACTCCAGCATAGATAACGCGGTCTTCAATGTGCGTCATATGCACATTCTTTCCAGCCTTTGCTGCTTCTAAAACTTCAATATATGAACTAAATGATCTCATTTTTTCAATAAGTCTGTTACTGATTTACCTTTTTCCCAAAATTTACAAGACCAATAACGTGCTTTCCATTTTGGTCCAGGATTTTTATCACACTGATGACGTGCCCTAAAGTTTTTTAAGCGGCCTGGGTCATCGCGTTTAATTTCCATATTAGGATCTCCAAACCCAAGCTTAATTATATTTCCTTTTTCGTTTTTAACGTAAACATAAAACTTTTTCTTTCCGTCATTACTGCGGAATGGCTTATTGAGATTAACCTTTCTACCTTTGTATTCGGCTTCTTCAATTTCTATAAATTCTTTAAACGTTTTCATTATTTCTCACTTAATTTTATATATGCGCTTGAAACAGACGTTGAACTGCCAGCATAATTTATGATTTGTGTAATAAATTTATTAGCTTTTTGACCACCTTTTATAACTTTCTCAATAACGTATAAGCCACCAAGTTTTCCATGGATCCAAACTGCCGCTTCTTTTTCAGAACCAAGATTACTAATTTCTTTTTTAACCTCGTCTTCTGATATTTTTTTATCTACATTTTGAAGTAATTTTGTAAAATTCTTAATTGCACTTTTATTTCCTTTGGCTATATTTTGTGCTTCTTTTTTCATCACAGAATTTTTAGGAAGATCTTTACCATAAATTCTTTTTGATGCGTCTGTCATTGGCCCCCAAGATATTCCTCCTCCTCGTGCACCTTTACCTTTAATCTCGGCTTTGTGAGATCCATACGCACTATTGGCACGCAAATTAAGTTGACCGCCTTTAAACAAAATAGAAACACCTTTATTTGTATACCATTCACCTCTTACACGAGACTTAATCTCACTTGAAGTATATACGTAGTCTTCAGTTTCAGGAGGTCGTTCAACATTTTTTTCAGTTGATGTTACACCTTTAGCTACTTTTTTCAAAGAAATGCCAACTAATCTTTTTTGAAGATACAAATCTAAAATATCATCATTTAAACCTTCAACGGTTGCTGTATTAAGTTCTTTCATTTTAAAGTCAGCGTCTGCAACCCAAATATCACCTGGATTCCACTTGTCATCTTTAAGTGGTCTCATATCATTATTTTTAAATGCTTTATTTTTAGCAGCGTAGATTGCTTTCATAAGACCATCATCGCGATGAAAAGTCATGCCTTTTTCGATTATATTATTTTTAATCGCATACTGCGCAGTGAGATATGATGACATTTTCCAACTATCATCAATTGCTAACATTTCCTTCAAAGTGGTTTTTCCAACACTTGCTTTTTTTGAGGCCTTTGTTAGTACTTCATCAGTAAAACTTTCGATTGGCATTGCGTGGCCAATTTCAAGCATTGCTGCCATCCATACGCACTGCGCCGATTCACCGATCGCAGTTTGCTTAGTGCCTCCACCAGCTCCTGCACCTCCACCAAATTCTTTTGTTTTAAGTAAATCCGACGAAGATATTTGAGTATCGTTTTTTCCAATTAGTTTAAAAGCTTTTCCATCTTTTTCAAATTGTTCAATCGATGCAAGTGCAGCTTGTACATCTATAACAATAAATTCTCCGCCTTTAGCAAGTGTAAGAGGTTCTTGTTTACGAACCTTATTTGCTAAAATTTCTGTGCGAGGTGTTCCTGCAAAAGGACCACCAGTTGCAGATTTTTTTAATTCTCCTGGTACGAGTTTAGTTCCTTCGATAAGGAATGAATTAAATGATATTAATTTAAGCATAAGTTTCGATCATTCGTGTGAGTTCACCATCTGAAACATTTACTCCTGATTTAAGAGAACCTGCCTGCATATTTAAAGCACGGGAAAGTTT